GCCCGGCTTCCCAAAATTTCCCCGGGGGATATTTTGGGAAAAACACTTTATAATCGGGGGTTAAAACTGTGTGGTAAAGTGCTCGAACTTACACCAATGTAGAAAGGAGGTCGTGTGCCAGCGAGGAAAAGAAAAGTAAAGCTGGGCAAAACTCCCCGCAGACCCGCGACAACTCCTGAAGGTCGTGAACATCAGCTGGTTTCTCAGGCGGTTGACCTTGCAGAACAACAGATTCGTTCTGGCACAGCCTCGTCGCAGGTCATTACACATTTTCTGAAGCTCGGTTCGACCAGAGAACGTCTCGAACAAGAGAGACTCGAGCATGAGAACGAACTGACACGGGTCAAGATCGACGCGCTCGAATCACAGAAGCGTGTGGAGGAGCTTTACATGGAAGCTCTTACTGCTATGCGATCATATGCGGGTGAGCTACCTCCTCCTGACTTCGATGACGAAGCTTAGAACATATTCCGAGCTCTGTCGTCATAAAACGTTTGAAGAACGATACTGGTACCTTCGATTACAGGGTAATGTCGGAGATTCGACGTTTGGGTTTGATAGATTACTTAACCAACGATTTTATCACTCAAACGAATGGAAGAGACTTCGCAGCTTTGTTATAACAAGAGATAATGGTTGTGATTTAGGAATTCCTGGGTATGATATTTACGCAAATCTATTGATTCATCATATGAATCCTGTGACAATAGATGATATCAGACATGGTGGGGATTTTATTCTCAATCCTGAGTTTCTGATAACCACATCGCTTCAAACTCACAATGCGATTCATTATGGCGATGAAACACTTCTTCCTAGAGGCCCTGTTGAAAGAAAAAGTGGAGACACGACGCTCTGGTGAAAGGAGGGAGATGGAACCGACCCAGATTGTCAAGAACCATCCAGCTGAAACAGTAGGGCCACTTGCGACAGCGCTAGCTGCGTTGATTGCAGGACTTGCGGATGTGGATGATGCCGATACGATCTTATATTTGGCTATTGTTCTTTCATTTGTACCAGCGCTAGTTACATGGATCGTCAATCTAAGGCGCGGATCAAATGGACATCCCGTGGAGTGAGTGGCAAATTCCATGGGCTGCTCTAGGCGGGTTTCTTCTAGGTTTGGGCAGTGCACTTAGCGGATTAGCTGCAATAATGACAGCAAGACGAGCCGCTAAGGAGGTGAGAGATGAAGATCACCCCAAAAGTGACAATTCTAGTAGTGTCAGGGTCAATGATGGCGGCGGGGAGCGGGTTTCTGACGGCGACAGCCCTGAGTGAAGCAGCATCCGAACCACTTAAGACAGTAACCGTGGATGTTGGCACGGGAATACCAGGACCTCCAGGACCGCCCGGATCGACTGGACCAAAAGGAGATACTGGTGCACAAGGACCACGTGGCCCTATTGGAGAACAAGGTCCAACGGGACCTCCAGGACCTGCGGGAAGTCCTTGCGCCGGTGCTCCAGCAGGCTATGAGCCGGGAATTTTGCAAATTAACGGTGCTGGTGGACAGGTTAAAATCTTTACTTGCATTGAACCATGAGGAGGATAGGTGAGAACCGAGCGAGGCTTGGTGGATGAGGACACGCAAGAGTTCAATCCATTTCCAGAAGGAGATGAAGATGACCGAGAAGACGGAAGCCGAGAAGAAGGCGGAGAAGGACCAGCAGGAGAAGAGCTCCGGAAAGAAGTATGACGGAGGCGCTATTCCCAAGAGTTCTAGCAAAAAGAATTCTTCGGATTAAATAACTAATAAGTAGGTGAGATAATGGAACCAAGCATTCTTTTAAGTGTAAAGAAAGTCCTGGGAATTGCAGCCGAGTATCTCGCATTTGACCAAGACATAATCATGCATATTAATACAGCTCTTTCTACTCTCACTCAGCTAGGAGTCGGGCCAGCTGCGGGTTTTACGGTTGACGATATTGACGATGCGTGGACTGACTTCATCGATCCAACCGATCATCAGTACAATGCAGTGAAGTCGTACGTATTTCTTCGGGTTCGAATGCTGTTCGATCCACCGCAGACATCTTATCTAATCAACGCGATGACCGATCAGATCCAGGAACTCGAATGGCGTTTGAATGTTCATCGAGAAGAGACTGGGTGGGTCGATCCTGATCCGCCCCTCGTTGCGGAGGGTTGATATGCCAGAGCGTGAAAGTGCCCAAGCTGAGCGGGACCGAAAGGACGCTGAGAAGGCTGCAGACAATCTCGAAAGGCAGTACCGGCAAGGCGTAAAGGACCGGCCGAAGTCGAAGGCTGCTCATAAGCCAAAGGCTAAGGATAAGGAAGCAGAAGCGGAGGAGTAAATGGACGCCCCCGCAATTGTAACCGATATTCTCGAGCATCACGGCATCAAGGGCATGAAGTGGGGTGTTCGTCGAAAGGCTACGGTTGGCGGCGGAGTTCAGCCACACCCTGATGCCGCTCGAGCTCGTACAACACACCAGACTCTGAAGAAGCATGGAACTCATGTGGTTTCTACTTCAGATCTGCAGCACTATGCGAATCGACTGAGCACTGAACAGAATGTCAGTCGGCTCCAGTCAAATCAGAAGAACGCTGGTGCAAAGTTCGTAGCCAAAACTCTGGGACGAGTTGGTAATCGAGTCGTTGATAAGGTCATTGACAAAGCGTTCGATGCCAGCCTTAAAGTTGTTCTGAGTAAATAGGAAGGAGGGTTGGCGTGGGTCTGTCGAATACTGCGATCCCGATCTATTATGGTCGGTTTCGTGAGGCAGTCCTCCGAGGAGAAATCCCTGTAAATCGAGAGATTTCGATGGAGATGAATCGGATAGATTCGCTCATCGCTAACCCTAATATCTATTATGATGATAGCGCGGTTGAAGGATTCATTCGCTATTGCGAGGGAGAGCTAACTCTAACAGATGGGTCAGACCTCCATCTTCTTCCTTCCTTCAAACTCTGGGCTGAACAAATCTTTGGTTGGTATTACTTCGTTGAGCGAAGTGTATATGTTCCGACAAAAGATAACCACGGTGGACATTATGAGAAAAGGGAGATCAAGAAACGCCTAACCCTTAAGCAATACCTGATCGTCGCTCGAGGAGCGGCTAAATCGATGTACGGGTCGATGATTCACAGCTACTTTCTTAACGTGGACACATCGACTACGCATCAGGTTACCACTGCTCCGACTATGAAACAGGCTGATGAAGTAATGAGCCCGTTTCGTACGGCGATCACGCGCGCGCGCGGGCCTCTATTTAAATTCCTAACAGAAGGCTCGCTACAGAATACGACGGGATCGAGGGCTAATCGTGTTAAACTCGCCGCTACTAAAAAGGGTATTGAAAATTTCCTTACTGGTTCTCTTCTTGAAATTCGTCCTATGGCGATCAACAAGCTCCAGGGTCTTCGTCCTAAGATATCCACTATCGATGAATGGCTCTCAGGGGACCTACGCGAAGACGTCGTCGGCGCCGTAGAGCAGGGAGCATCCAAACTCGAGGATTATTTGATTGTTGCCATCAGTTCTGAGGGAACTGTTCGAGCGGGTTCGGGCGATACAATCAAGATGGAGCTCGCCGATATTCTGAAGGGCGAATACTACGCGCCGCACGTTTCGATCTGGCACTACAAGTTAGACGAAGTCGAAGAAGTTGCTAACCCGGCTATGTGGATAAAAGCTAACCCAAATTTAGGAGCAACAGTTTCATATGAAACCTATCAGCTTGATGTGGAGCGTGCAGAGAAGGCTCCGGCGTCTCGAAACGATATTCTGGCAAAGCGTTTTGGGATTCCCATGGAGGGTTATACTTATTTCTTTACCTATGAGGAAACTCTGGTTCATCGGCCTCAAGAGTTTTGGCAGATGGCTTGTTCTATCGGCGCGGATCTATCGCAGGGCGACGACTTTTGTGCATTCACGTTTCTGTTCCCTCTTGGGCGTGAAAAATACGGAATAAAGACACGGAGCTACATCACTGAGCTTACTCTGATGAAGCTTCCCGCCGCTATGCGGCAGAAGTATGAAGAGTTCATCAAAGAAGGCAGCCTTCATGTCATGCCCGGAAACATTCTTGACATGATGGAGGTCTATGACGATCTCGATCGGTTTATACAATCATCTGAGTACGACGTTCGTGCGCTTGGATACGATCCGTATAACGCGAAAGAGTTTGTCGCTCGTTGGGAAGGAGAGAACGGACCATTCGGAATTGAGAAAGTGATTCAAGGTGCTAAAACCGAATCGGTGCCATTGGGTGAGATCAAGATCATGAGCGAAGAACGGCTTTTGATATTTGATCAGGCACTCATGTCTTTCGCAATGGGTAATGCTATCACTCTAGAAGATACCAACGGTAATCGAAAGCTTCTGAAAAAGCGTCAGGATGAGAAGATCGATAATGTCGCTGCTCTTATGGATGCATGGGTTGCATACAAGCTAAACAAGGAGGCTTTCGAATAGTGGAGCGGGTTAGCTTAAATACCGTTCTTCTAGCTGTGATTGCGATTTTTATTGTTCTCGCCTATTTCAATGGGTGGGGCAATTAATGTAGGAAGGAGGTGTAAGTGCCGCGAATTACGACCGCGCTAAGACATGCTTGGAACGCATTTTCTAATACAAGTGAACGGCGTCAGGTTTTCGCGCAGTATGGAGATCCGAACTATGGTGGAAGACCTGATCGCGTAAGACTATATTTCCCCAATGAACGTTCGCTAATCTCCTCTATTTATACGAGAGTTAGTATCGATGTTGCTTCGGTTGATATGCGTCATGTACGAACAGATGAGCAAAACCGATATTTGGAAGACATTGATAGCGGTCTCAATAATTGTCTGACGGTTGAAGCCAATCTCGACCAGGCTGCTCGAGCTTTTAGACAGGATATTGTCATGACGCTCTTTGATCAGGGCTGTGCGGCAATTGTACCTGTCGATACCACCCTTAATCCGGAAACAAATGGCGGATACGACATCTTGACTCTTCGCGTTGGCGAGATCAAAACATGGTATCCCTATCATGTCGTAGTCAGTTTGTATAACGAATCAAAAGGTCGACGTGAAGATGTTGTATTGAACAAATCGGCTGTAGCTATCATCGAGAATCCGTTGTTCGCGGTGATGAACGAACCGAATTCGACTCTCCAACGACTTTTGCATAAACTTAACCTGCTGGACGCAGTCGACCAACAGTCAGCTTCCGGAAAGCTCGATCTTATCATTCAGCTTCCCTATGTAATTAAATCTGAGGCTCGACGACAGCAGGCGCAGCAGCGTCGAGATGACATTGAGTTTCAACTTAAGGGTAGTCAATATGGTATCGCCTATACCGATGGTACTGAAAAGATTACTCAGTTGAATCGTCCTGCCGAGAACAACCTCATGGCCCAGGTCGAGTACTTGGTCGACATGCTGTATGGCCAGCTTGGCCTAACAGACGAAATCATGAAGGGGACGGCAGACGAGAAAGCTATGTTGAACTATTGGAACCGAACGGTCGAGCCTATTCTTACAGCCATGGTTGAGTCTATGCGACGCACCTTCTTAACTAAGACAGCTCGAACGCAAAAGCAGTCGGTGTTCTACTTCCGAGATCCGTTTCGGTTGGTTCCAATTGAGAACATTGCTGAAATTGCCGATAAGTTTACTCGTAACGAAATCGTGACGGCGAACGAAATGAGACAGGTTATTGGTATGGCTCCTAGCAAGGAAGCAAAAGCTGATAAGCTAACCAACAGCAACATGCCTGTTCAAAAGCAAGAGCCGCACAATGGTAACGGAAACGTAAACGATCCGGCCATAACTGAGGCATTAGCAAAAGCACGTACCAGGCCTATGTCACTTAATTAAGGAGGAACATTCAAAATGGGAGAAATGGCTACGCCCGACTTTAGCGGCTATGCCACAAAAGCTGGACTCGAATGTACAGATGGTCGGACGATCATGCCGGATGCTTTTAAACATCAGGATACTGAAACGGTTCCTCTCGTCTGGCAGCACGGTCACAGTGAGCCCAGCAATGTGCTCGGTCATGCAGTTCTCGAGCATCGAGCCGATGGCACGTATTGTTATTGTTATCTTAACGATACCGGTCAGGCACAGAACGCTCGAGTACTGGTCCAGCATAAGGACATTAAGTCTCTGTCCATCTATGCGAATGGACTTACCGAGAAGGCCAAGAAGGTTCTCCACGGATTCATTCGTGAGGTGAGCCTGGTTCTGTCAGGAGCCAATCCTGGCGCCCTTATCGACAACATTACGTTGGCACACGGCGATGGCGACATGGTCACGCTGGAAGATGAGGCCATCATCTACACCGGTCTCGAACTTAATCATGAAGATGGCAAGCCTGCGGAAGAGAAGGAAGACGTTGAGCATTCTGCAGAGAATCCGACTATTCAAGAAGTCTATGATTCTATGACTCAGGAGCAGCAGGAAGTCGTTCATTACATGGTTGGTACCGCCCTCGCCGGTGCAGTAGCTGAGGCAAAGCAGTCCTCCAATGACGACAAAGAGTCTGAATCATCCCTAGCCCATGATGATAATGAAGAGGAAGGACGACGGATGAGCCGTAATGTCTTCGAGTCGCAGGGTGGCGAAGGCAAAAAGGAAGAGGGACATGTCCTCACGCATGATGCGATCAAGGGCATTGTTGCTGACGCCCAGAAGATCGGATCGCTGAAGGCAGCTGTCGAAGCGTATGCTCTGCAGCATGGTATCGATCAGATCGAGACTCTCTTCCCAGATGCCCGCGCTCTTAGTTCTACCCCTGAGTTCGATGCACGTCGAATGGAGTGGGTCTCGGGTGTCATCAACGGCACTCGGCATTCGCCGTTCTCGCGCATCAAGTCCATCGTTGCTGATATTACGGTGGATACGGCCCGAGCTCTGGGTTATGTGAAGGGCAATCTGAAGAAGGAAGAGTTCTTCGGACTGGTCTCGCGCGCGACAACCCCGAGCACGGTGTACAAGAAGCAGAAGCTGGATCGCGATGACATCATCGACATCACAGATTTCGATGTGGTGGCTTGGCTGAAGGCTGAGATGCGTGTCATGCTCGATGAGGAGCTTGCGCGTGCAGTTCTCATTGGTGATGGTCGTGCCTTTGATGATGACGACCACATTAAGGATCCAGGTCTGACCGGTGCTACAGACAATGCCGGTATTCGCTCGATCCTGCATGACGACGATCTGTATGCTATTCATACTACGCTCGCCGCTACGGTGGATACCCCGCCCGAGATGGTGGACGCATTTATTGGAGCGATGGCTGCCTATAAAGGATCGGGTTCTCCGACTCTCTACACCACGCTTCCGCGACTCAACTCGCTTCTGGTCTATCGCGACAATGATGGTCATCGTCTGTGGAGGACTGCTGCCGAGCTCGCTTCGGAGATGGGTGTTTCGAACATCGTTACGGTTGAAGTTCTGGAGACCGAGGCCAAGCTTGTCGGTATTGTCGTCAATCTGAAGGACTACACGATTGGCGCAGACAAGGGTGGCGACGTCGCCTTCTTCGACGACTTCGATATCGATTACAACCAGTACAAGTACCTGCTGGAGACCCGTGTTTCTGGCGCGCTTACCAAGATCCGCTCGGCTCTGGTTATTGAGACCGCCTAAATAAGGTAGGCAGCCATGACGAGGTTCTTTGGTCGCATTGGTTATGGAAATTCGGTAGAAACTACACCTGGCGTCTTTGTTGATGAAATCGTAGAGTATTCATATTACGGTGATATTATTCGTAACGCTCGAAATCTTACTCCAGGAGAGAATCTCAATCCTGATCTCAGTGTTCAAAATTCCATTAGTATTGTGGCCGATGCATATGCCAATGAACATTTTTATGACATTCGGTATGTGGAATGGGCGGGGGTTTTGTGGACGGTTCAAAGCGTCGATGTGCAAAGCCCCCGTCTGTTACTGAGATTAGGGGAGGTGTATAATGGGCCAACGCCTGACACTACACCAAATCCTTGAAACGATCGCTCCCAAAGTATATTTTCAGCCGCCAACTAATGTACGGTTGGAATACCCATGTATTGTTTATCATCGAGATTTTGCAGATACCAAATTTGCAGACGACGAACCATATAATCATACCAAACGATACATGATCATAGTGATCGATCGAGATCCGGATAGTGAAATTCCAGACAAAGTGGCTGCATTGCCGATGAGTTTGTTTAACAGGTTTTATACAGCCGACGATTTAAATCACGACGTTTATAACGTCTACTTTTAAGTGAAAGGAAGGATATGGCCGCCTTGACATGGGATGATGTTGGCGACAAGCTATATGAAACTGGTGTAGACCATGGTGTTCTGTATCTCCCAGACTCGTCTGGTGTGTACAACACCGGTTTTGCCTGGAATGGTCTCACGACAGTGACTGAGTCGCCAACGGGCGCCGAGCCGTCCGCGCAGTATGCGGACAACATCAAGTACCTGAACCTCGTTTCCGCTGAGGAGTTCGGCGGCACTATCGAGGCATTCACGTACCCGGAGGAGTTCGCCCAGTGTGATGGTACAGAGCTTCCATCGCCTGGCGTGGCCCTTGGACAGCAGATCCGAAAGATGTTCGGTATGAGCTACCGGACAAAGGTTGGCAACGACGTCGACGGAATGGACTTCGGTTACAAGCTGCATCTGCTTTATGGTGCTCTGGCCGCTCCGTCAGAGAAGGCTTATGCCACTGTCAACGATTCACCTGAGGCAATCTCGTTTAGCTGGGACATTTCGACTACTCCAGTTCCGGTTACCGACTACAAGCCTACTTCTCTGATTGTGGTCGACTCCACTGTTGTGGATTCAGCTGATCTGGCAGCACTCGAGGATCTTCTCTATGGTGCTGGTGCTACCGAAGCTGCGCTTCCGACTCCGGATGCAGTTATCGCACTGTTCGCTGGTCCGTGATTTTAAGATAGGGAGGCCAAGGAATGCTCACTATTGTAGTCCTAGGTGTCGAGATGTTCGACGATGAGTCACAAGAGTTCACCACAAAGGACGATGTGACTTTAGAGTTAGAGCATTCTTTGGTCTCACTGTCAAAATGGGAGTCGAAACACGAAAAGCCTTTTCTGGGTAAGGCTGATAAAACAAACGATGAAGTACTTGACTATATCAAATGCATGGTGTTGACTCCTAACGTTCCAGATCAAGTCTTCTCTAAGTTTTCAGAGAAGAATTTTACTGAGATAAACGATTACATCGAAGCCAAGATGACGGCTACCTGGTTTAACGAAGTTCCAGGAGCTCCAAAAAGCCGAGACGTTATCACAGCCGAACTCGTTTACTATTGGATGGTGGTCTTTCAGATCCCATTTGAATGTGAGACCTGGCATCTTAATAGGTTGTTCACCTTGATCCGAATCTGTAATGTCAAGCAATCGAAGCCTAAGAAGATGAGTCGATCGGAGATTGCAGCTCGGAATCGAGAACTCAACGCTCAACGTAGAGCGCAATTGGGTACTTCAGGTTAGAAAGGGGGTGACAATGACAGCTCTTGCTTGGGATGAAATTGGCGAACGAATCTATCAGACGGGTATTGATCGAGGAGTTCTCTATCTTAACGATGGAACGGCGGTTCCTTGGAATGGTCTTACTTCAGTGGAAGAAGATTCTACTTCTGAAGTAAAACCGTACTATCTCGAAGGTGTGAAGTTTCTCGAGAACTTTGTTCCGGGTGATTTCGAAGGGAAAATCAAGGCACTTACGTATCCAGAAGAATTCGACGAGATCAATGGGCTCTCTAGCATCTCTCCTGGCCTTGATATTTACGATCAGCCAGCCAGCAGCTTTAATTTGGTATACAGAACAAAGATTGGTAGCGATTTATCACCGGATTTCGGCTATAAAATTCATATTCTCTATAATGTCATTGCCAATCCTGATGCTATTTCGTTCGATACTCTTGAAGATTCTGGAGCTCAGGCCACAGAATTTGCTTGGGCTCTAAGCGGAACCCCTACAAAACTTGTAGGTTTTAGACCAACGGTTCATATTTCCATTGATTCAACACAGACACCTCCTGATGTCATGCGAGTTTTGGAAGATCAGCTGTTTGGAACCGAGACAACTAATCCACGTCTTCCTTCGATGGCTGAAATTGCTGGATATTTCGGTTATCTTCAGGAACTTATCATCGTGGATCACGGAGATGGTACTTGGACGGCTATCGATGCAGCTGACAATTACATTACGATGCTTGACGAGACTACTTTCCAAATTGATAACGCAGATACGACATATTTGGATCCAGACACGTACACAATCTCATCTACGAGTCCTGGCTAGGAGGTGAAATGGCTACCGTTACTGGTCTTACCGCCGATCGTATGCTTGAAATCGAAGCGGCATCGGTTATTGACGGTGATGTTATCGATGGTGAGTTGATCCTTACAAAACATGATGGGTCGACTATTGATGCGGGTAGTGTAATCGGTCCGCCCGGTCCTCAAGGACCTCTTGGATCAGATCTTTCTGTTCTTGTTCAACAGGCTATTTTCGATATTGGTATGCCGAATCAAATTCGTGCAGGTCGAATGCTGACGTTAACCGATTTCACGAATATTGGTCTATCGGCACCTGAAGCTTTGTGGAATTTCTCGAATGTTCTGACGGATGCGAGCGGTAACAATCATACGCTTGTTGATAGAGGATCTGTTACATTCATTCGTGGTATTGACGGTATGAATAGTAGCGCAGCTCAGTTCAACGGATCAAACGCTCTGTATATCAGTGATATAGGATCAGGTGATGCATTCCGACTCAGAGTAGGAACATTTGCCGCCTGGGTTCGGACGTCAAAGCAGGGTGTATTTCAGAACATCATCTCAAAACGTGGTCCAGGAAGTCAGATCGGCTATGTGCTGAGGATCCGAGATACGAACGTGGCAAGTTTCGGAGTTAGCTCTTCTGGCACTGCTCTGAATGAGATCAATGGCCTCTCGAAAATTTGTGACGATCGTTGGCATTTTGTCGTCGGCGTTTTCGATGGCATTCTTCAAAGTCTTTATGTCGACGGCATTCTGGAAGCAAGTGCATTGCGTGGTTCAAGCGGTGCAGAATTTATATTTGGCTCGAATGAGCCGTTCAACATCGGTGGATTCAATGCCGATCTGAGCACAGCACCGGCAGAGCCACATTTCGGACGAATTGATGAGGTGTTTGTGACGTCCGAGATTCTCTCGGCGGAGAACATCTTCAATTTTTACTGCGCGAAAATCCCCCACACACTTGCCGCTACTCCTTCGGGAGTCTCTTTGAGTGTAATTCGTGGGGCTAAGGGTGCATCGTTGCTTCCTACCGATTTTCCCACTACGCCTCTTCGTCTATACAATTTCTCGGCTGGATCACTCGGAAATGACGGATCTAACTCGGGTGCTGGTCTGGCTGTTGTCGGTGTTCCCGTCTCTGTTGCTGGAGTTGATGGTACTAAGGGAAATGCGTACAATCTCAATGGCGCCCAGAGACTTACCGCAACGGATACTGGTCTTCCTGGAGGAACGTCCACGGTTTCTTATGGCTGTTGGGTCAAGTGTTCGAACGGAACTGCTTCGGCACTCTATCTTATCACCTGGGGAACGACCAACGGCACCAACGATACCCGATTGTATATTTCAGCCGGAAACATTACCTTCGCACAAGGCGCAGGCACTCCTGTAACCGGTCCGTTTATCTCCGATGGACAATGGCACTTTGTTGTAGTCGTCGAGGAGAATTCTCCGGTTGAGGGATTGAAGCGCAAGTTCTATGTGGACGGACGTCTTGTTGCTTCTTCGACAGCCTTGAGTTCTATTTCTCTTGGCGGAGCTAACAAGTTCGTCATTGGTTCCTCTCTCGCAAGCGCAAGTAACTTCATCGGTGAGATCGATACAGTGTTCGTTACTGATGCTGCGTTGATGATGACAGATATCAATAAGCTCTACATCAAGAGTCTGTATGACCATCTTCCTTCTCCCAAGAATGCAGGAGATCATGTTCAGGGAATGGCCGATGACATGCTTCTTGTCAATTTCGACACGTTGCGCATCGAAGACAAAGTCAGTCTGAAGGTAATGGCATGAGGACTCAGCAAAAAGATATTCAGCGTACAACGGTCTTGACAACGATGAATCCGGTTACCGATGTTACTGCTGGCAATGGTGTGTGGTCTGATGGAACGCCATGGCATATGGTTCGAACAGCTACTGGTGAGTATACGATGTACTTCGATTCGCGTATATTTGTAATCAGTGGTTCTGTAGGTCCACTTGCTTCCGGTCGGCAGTATTACAAGTTCGAAGCTCCTGCTGCTGGATCAGTAAGAGTACAGGTTCTCGATTCTACTGGTGCTGCAGTTAACACGGCAAACTTCGATGTAACTATCAATGTACTAGACACTCGTACTTAGGATTTCCGATGAGACTTGAACTCGCCGGAAGTATCGTACGGGCAAATCCAATAACTAAAGTCCTTGAGGATGGAGTTCCTTTCATTCCCCAGGATTGGATCGATCTAGGGTATAGCCACTTCGATGTCATCTGCATAGGTGGAGGTGGAGGACACGGTGGTGGTGTTGATACTGCAAACACCGGAACTCTGGTTAGAAATTACGGCGGAGAAGGTGGAGGCGGAGGATACCAGCGAGTCCAAGGAATGCTGTCTGCACTACCGAGTTCCTGTCCAATCGTTATTGGTGCTTCTGGAGCTGCTGGAACCACCGTAGCCGTTGGTACTGCCACAAGTGACGGTACTGATGGTGGACCTTCGTCGTTCAATGGCACTACTTGTCGGGCATCAGGTGGTAAGGGCGGAAAGAGAGCTCAGACTAACGCAATAACTGGTACATCTCAGGCTCATGGTGGTGCTGGCGGAATAGGTAATACCATTGCAGCTGGAGGTGGAGGTCTAGGCGGAGTATGTGGAACCATCGGAAGCACGTTAAACACAGATGGCGAAGACGGCCCCATCATCGACAATATTGGCCATGGCGGTGGAGGTGGCGCAGGAGGAATCGGAAAGTATGGCGTAGCTACTTCCTATCTCGATGGTAGTGCTGGAGGTAATGGCTCTTGGAATCCGGACGATGTCTTGGTGTCAGGAGATGGGGAGGATGTTCAGCCAGATCCAGGAACTGGAGTTTCGATCAAGCCTGGACGAGGGGGAGGTGCTACTGCTTCTCCTTTGAACGGTCTACCGTATAACTATGGCCAAGCGGGTACCCCCGGTACTGTTGTTATTCGTCTCACATCTAGGTAATTATGATTACATTTACCGAATCGGGAGACTTCAAAAACACAGAACGATATTTAGAACATCTGCAAAGAGATGATTTGGCTTCTGTTCTAAATAAGTACGGATCTTTGGGTGTAAATGCCCTAGCTAACGCTACACCAGTAGATTCTGGTCTGACTTCGGAGTCGTGGTACTACACGATTGAGTCAAAACGAGGATACTACTCCATTCGTTGGCACAATAACAACATAAACGAAGGCGAATCCATCGCTATTCTGATTCAATACGGTCATGGTACCCGAACTGGTGGATACGTTCAGGGCAGAGATTACATCATGCCTGCAATTCGACCCATATTTGATCAGATAGCAGCCGAAGCATGGAGGGAGGTGACCCAAGTTTAATGGCAACCATTGATGACAAAGTTGTCTCAATGAGTTTCGAATCGAGTAAGTTCGAGCAGGGTGTTAGTCGAAGTATCGATGCACTTAATCGACTCAAAGCATCGCTCAAGCTCGATGGCGCTACCCAAGGAATGGCCGATATTGATAAGGCTGCCTCGGGTGTTCAGACGGGTCTCCTTTCCAAAATCGGGAGCGCTCTTGATTCTCTCATTCCAAAGTTCGATGCGCTAAGGCTTATTGCTATTGGCGTGATGTCACAGATCGCTACTCGAGCTGTACTTGCTGGTTCGGCGCTCGTCAAGTCATTAACTTTGGATCCGATCATTCAGGGATTTCATGAGTATACGACGAACCTAAACGCTGTTCAGACGATCATGGCCAATACCCAGGCCGCTGGCACTACGCTGAAGGACGTCAACAGAGCTCTGAATGAACTGAACCATTATTCAGACAAGACGATCTATAACTTCAGCCAGATGGCCAAGAACATCGGTACCTTCACGGCTGCCGGTGTTGATCTAGATACAGCGACTGGCGCAATCAAGGGTATCGCTAACCTGGCGGCACTCTCAGGTTCGAATGCTGATCAGGCTTCGACTGCGATGTACCAGTTGTCGCAGGCTCTAGCCGCAGGACGAGTTACGTTGATGGACTGGAACTCAGTTGTCAACGCAGGTATGGGTGGTACCGTCTTCCAGCGTGCGCTTGCACAGACGGCTGTGAAGATGGGAACGCTGAATGAGGGAGCGGTTACACTTACCGGTAAGATGAAGAACGTTTCGATCGCTGGTCAGAGTTTCCGAAATTCTCTCTCAGCCACCACACCTGGTGGGAAGTCCTGGCTCACATCCAAGGTTCTGACGAATACACTTCAGCAGTTTACGGGTGATTTGTCAGATGCCCAGCTGAAAGCTCAGGGATTCAATGATGCCCAGATCAAAGCGATTCAGCAGACGGCGAAGACTGCTCAGGAAGCTGCGACTCAGGTTAAGACTCTTGGCCAGCTCCTGGACACGACCAAGGAAGCGATCGGATCCGGTTGGGCTCAAACCTGGCAGCTAGTCTTTGGTAATTTCAACCAGGCCAAGACGCTGTTCACGGACGTCTCCAATGCGGTCAACGGGTTTATCCAGACAAGCTCAAACGCCAGGAACAAAGTACTAAAAGACTGGCAAGCTCTAGGCGGCCGAACGGCTCTGATCAATTCCATCAAGAACATCTTCCTAGCACTAGGCGCCGTACTTGCACCAATCAAGGATGCCTTCCGCGACATCTTCCCGGCAACGACTGGAAAAGATCTTGCTGATCTAACAAAGAAGTTGGAGGCGTTTACCAAGACGCTCAAGCCAAGTCCTCAAACTGTTGAGGATTTGAGACGAACATTCAGAGGGCTGTTCGCAGTTCTGGACATCGGCAAACAGATTCTAGGTGGAATCTTCGATGTGTTTAAGCGAGTGCTCGGTGCTATCGCTGGTGGTACTGGAAGTTTCCTTGGTATTACTGGCAGCATCGGTGATTTTCTGGTCAAGGTAGACGAAGCTCTGAAGAAGGGTAAGGGCCTCGGCAACTTCTTCAACGGGCTTGGCGACATTCTTGTTGCGCCCGTCAAAATGATAGGAATGTTGAAAGATGCCATTGCGAGTTTCTTTGACGAAATTTCCCCCGGGGGAGTTGGCGGAAAAGGAAGCGGACTTGCCGGTGTCTTTGGTGCAATTGGGACTGCGTTCGGCAACATGCTCGAGGCGTTCTCACATTCCGACCGACTTATCAACGGTGTGCTTGATGCGCTGTCTCAGTTGGGTCAAGCAATTGGACCAGCCATTCAGTCAGCATTTGAGAACATCAACTTCGAGGCGATCCTTGCCGTCATTCGGACAGGACTTCTTGGTGGCCTCGTCATCATGTTCAAGCAGTTCCTCGGTGGCGGAACTCTCTTGCAGCAGCTCGGATTTGAGGGAGCGGGTGGTGGACTTCTTGCGAATCTTACCTCTCCGTTCAATGCTCTTACTGGATCGCTGAAAGCCATGACCGCTGAGATCAAGTCGAAAGCGCTGATGAACATCGCTATTGCTGTTGCGCTCTTGGCTGCTTCAGTGGTTGCACTTTCGTTGGCTGATCCAAAGAAATTGAGTGGTGCTTTAGGTGCAATGACTGTTGCATTTGGTGAACTTCTTGGCGCCATGGCAATCATCGACAAGATCTCAACATCAACGGGCTTTATCAAGCTTCCTATCGTCTCTGCAGGTTTGATCTTGCTGGCTGGAGCTATTGTCATTCTTACGGCAGCTGTGGTTATCCTTGCTCAGCTTGACTGGGGCCAGTTGTTGAAGGGTCTTACTGGTGTTGGTGTCCTTCTTGGCATCATCTCCGTGGCAGTCATTCCACTGTCGGCAAACTCGGCTGGAATGGTAAGGGCGGGAGCTGGCATTGCTGCAATTGGTATAGGACTGCTTCTCTTGGCCCTAGCGGTCAAGACGTTCGCCACCATGAGCTGGGGTGAGATGTCCCAGGGTCTTATTGGTGTGGGTGTCGGTCTTACCGTCCTGATTGGGGCAATGAGATTGATGCCAACCGGTGGAATGGTAGCTACAGGTGCGGGTTTGATTCTCGTAGCTGCGTCACTCAAGATCCTAGCCGGTGTAGTCAAGACGTTCGGCAACATGGACTGGTCCACAATGGGCAAGGGAATGCTCGGTATTGCCGGTGGACTCGTTGTCATTGGTCTTGCGTTGCGACTCATGCCAGGAAACATGATCGTGCTAGGCGCAGGACTTGCAATAGTTTCATTTGCACTAGGTCAGATTGCCAAAGTTATTGCTGGCTTCGGTGGAATGTCCATATCTGAGATCGCAAAGGGTTTGGGCACTCTTGCAGGAGCTTTGATCATTCTGGGTGTCGCCTTGTATGCGATGTCTGGGACACTAGCTGGTGCGGCCGCACTGACAGTTGCCGCAGCTGGTATATCTGTCCTGGCCGGAGCCCTCGAGACGATTGGAAACATGTCGTGGCAGCAGATCGTAACGAGCTTGATCGCTCTAGCAGCAGCATTTGCCATTATCGGCATCGCTGGAGCACTCATTACTCCTGCGATTCCGGGCCTTCTGGGTCTTGGCGCCGCAATGTTGCTCATCGGTGCAGGCCTAGCATTGGCCGGAGTAGGTATTTCTCTGATCGCGGCTGGACTTAGTGCTCTGATCGTAGCGCTTCCCACTGGAGTTGGGATTCTGCTTGCTGCAGTTACTCAGCTTCTAAAGGGCATCATCGAGGACGCCAAACTTCTGATCCTTGGCGTTATCGAGATTGCTGATGCACTTGCGAAGACCGCTCCGAAGTTCGTGGATGCAGTTATCAAGATCATCAGTAGTGTCATCGACGGCCTGATTAAGCTCAACCCGAAATTTATGGAACTTATTCAGGTTCTGATCGACGACATAATAAAGCTCTTACAGGATAATCAAACTAACATCATCCAAGCAGGTATCGATTTCATTCTAGCTCTTCTTAACGGAATAAACCAGAATATTCAGAAGATTCTGGATGCCGGGATTAAGATCGTTACCAACTTCCTGGATGGTATAGCAAATAACGGCGCAAGGATTGTCACTGCCGGTTTGGGCATCGTGCTCAAGATTCTTCAGGGCATTGCTAGCAACATTCAGAAGATTGTTAATGCCGGTGGTCGAATTATTACCAATCTCATTAAGGGCATTGGTAATAACTACTCGAAGATTCTTTCAGCTGCAACCGGTGTCATTACTCAGTTCATCAGAGGTATGGCCAATAATGCGAACCGCATTGTTACTGCTGGTGTAAATGCAGTACTCAGCTTCATTCAAGGACTCGGAAAGAATGCCGTCAAGCTTGCCAATGGTGCAGGCAAGGTTATTCTCGATTTCCTGAAGGGTTTGCATAAGGCCATTGACAAGTACATGCCTCAAATTACTGAGGAATCCATCGGGATCGGCGAAGCAATCATTGCCGGAATTATCAAGGGTATCGGAAATAAGGCCGGAGATCTCAAAGACGCTGTAGTTAAAACCGTTGAAGATAATGTTCCCGGGCCGGTAAAGCATCTTCTGGGTCTGACTTCGCCATCAAAGGTCTTCATGGACATTGGTGAGAATGTCATGCTCGGCTTTGCAAAGGGTATCCAAGATAATTCAGGCGTTGTAAAGAGCTCGATTGAGGATTCCGCAAGTACAGCCGTAAAGGCTATGCAGAATTCCTTGGGTTCTCTTGACATGATAATTGATACTAATCCGACAATTACCCCGATTCTCGACCTGACACAAGTTCGAAATCAGGCTGGAGAATTGACGAAGTTGGTTGCAGATCCAAAAATTACCGCGGGGGTATCTTCCGTCCAAGCTTCCAATATCGCACTAGCAACACCTGACGAAAAGACTCTAGCTGCGTTGGGTGGAACTGCGGTTCACTTCGAGCAGAACATCAACTCACCTAAGGCTCTGAGTGAGATTGAGATCTATAGGCATACGAGAAACCAGTTGTCCCAGTTTAAAACTGCTCTTGCTCTAAGATAGGAGGGAGCTGTGCTAAGTATAGTTAAGGCGTATAGCGCATGGCAGTCAGCTCCTACCCTACCTTTGGACGAAGCTGGGAGAGCTGAATCAGATCTAATCCAAATCCGTAATATCGATGGGCTTGATCCGGTCACAGCCTCAATCGGCACACAGCCGTATGGCTCAATAGACGGAGAAGCCTATGTAGGAAGCAGTGTATTGAGTCGGAATCTCGTCCTTACACTGCATCCGAATCCCGACTGGAACCTTTGGTCTCCCGAGGCTCTCCGCAGACTCCTGTATTCATATTTCATGCCAAAGCAGGCAGTTCGACTCGAGCTGTATAGCGATGACATGGAAGACCTTGAGATTACGGGCGTTGTGGAGAGCCTTACGGCCAACATGTTCTCCAATGATCCAGAGATCCAGGTCTCAATCATCTGCCCCGATCCATATTTCAGCGCAATAGATCCTCAAATTATCAGCGGAAACACTTCGGACGATATATTAGATATTGTCTATGACGGGAGTGTTCCAGCAGGAATTCAGGTCAAGGTTGAGCAGGTATCTGGCACCAATCCGAATGAGCTCACTATTCAGATCGGAAATCCGGATCTAACGTTCTTCAAAGCGGTTTTGCCTAATCTTATAACGTCTACGAAGTATTTTCATATGAGCTCTCTTCCGCTAAATAAGTACTCAGAAACAGTGAATGAGAGCAATGGTGTAAGTACGAGTCTTCTATCGAATCTCGTTACCGAGGAAGGCTCCGAATGGCCGATGCTCTTGCCAGGAACAAACCAATTCCAGGTCACTTCCGATAACGGAGTACAAAGCTGGGAGCTCACGTACTATGAGAGATTCGGTGGAATCTGATGGAGCTCTATACTCTGGATAGGAACTATTCCCGGATCGATGTCATTGAAGAGTTCTATTCAGTCATCTGGACAGAGCGATTTTACGGCGATAGCGAGTGCGAGGTAGTTGTTCCCTTAAGAGCCGATCTCTTTAGCAAATTGGCAGAGGGAACTTTGCTTATAATAGACAAAAGTACCGAGCCTATGATCATCGAAACCAGAAGTATTGAAGACGGGAGAATCAAGGTTATCGGTATTTCTGTTTTGTCCTGGCTCAATAACCGATTTGTTCGGAATAGCGTGCAGCATCAAAAAACTCAGTGGAAAATCACAAATCTCCATGCTGGTGAAATTCTGTGGACAATTGTCCGGCAGATGTGTACCGACAAGAGCACAATCATCGGTACCAATAAAATGGGCCTTGGTAACGCTGCGAGAGAAAAAGAGCTTATAATTCCCGAATTAAAGCTTGAATCCCAGGACACAACTGGCAAAAAGATTAGTAAAGTTCTGGTTCCATTTGGCCCGGTGTACGATGCTTTGCGAACGATTGCAGAGCAATACAAAGTCGGAATGAGAATCTCGCTCAAAGATAGTGATAAGACACTTAGATTTCGGAGCTACAAAGGAACGAATCGCACAAGCAATAAAAACACAAATCCTAAGAATCCAATTATTCGATTTTCTCCAACCATGGATTCTTTGGCTAGTGTCAACGAACTCCGATCCGTTGCCGGGTTCAAAACGCTGGTATATTCATATGCCTCGAGTCTCGCAAAGATTGATACGGCTGATAATCCTGGTCTACCAAATGTATGGCTACAGCAAGACAATAAACCTGGTATATCCCGCCGAACCACTGAGGAAGGCAAGTATACCGGATTTGATTTGCGTGCGAAGATTCTCCTGGCAACTGATATTCAAATTAAGAACGATCTTGACGAAGATGACAAGAATGGTCCAGAAGATACTGTACCTAAGAAGCAGGCAGAACTTCTTGATGTTCTCAACAATCGGGCCGATAAAGAACTAAAGCAAAATGAGTATATTCGGACGGTCGATGGTGAAGTAGCGCCGACTAATATATTTCAATATGGCAAGGACTACGATCTCGGAGATATTATCGAGGTTCAGGGAAACACCCGCCTTGTCGAAGTTTCACGGGTTACTGAATACATTCGTACACAAAGTTCCGAAGGCGAAAAAGCCTATCCTACTGTGGTAGCGATTGATCCTTAGGAGACGAATGTCAGTTCTTTACTATGGGATAGCATTAGCAGGAGGATTAATTCTTGGATATATGATGCATGTGTGGCTAATATCTATGCAGTCATACAGCGGTACTCTTCGTATCCGTAAGGGCGAAGATAAGACGGTATTTTCCCTTGAACTTGACGAGTCACCCGATATGCTTGCTTATAAGCCTCTGGTGATCTTCAAAGTGGACACGGATCTGAGCGGAAACTCGGGTCGCGAGTGAAACTTTGCCTTTAATGAGGGAATCTACCAGAGGAGCTGGAATGTTTTGGGGGAAGAGCTATCTATATACGCCGCTCGAAAACGCCGCTAACAAAGCGCTTCTAGATTTGAATAACCATGCAATTGGTTCCGAGGAGTACCAGAAGTCACTCGACGCGCTAATCAAGCTGCACAAGCTGAAGGAAGAAGAAAAGCCTTCATCTGTGAGCAAGGATACGCTCGTCGTCGTTGCCGCCAACCTTCTCGGCCTGCTCATGGTCATCAAGCATGAACGCGTGAATGTTATCACGTCAAGAGCGTTCGGAATGTTGCTCAGACCGAAATGAAAGCCCAGGGAGAAATCTCGAAGGAGGGCCCCATTTGGGGCTTTCCTTTTTGAATTCCCAAAAAACCCCGGGGGGAGATTTCCTCAAAAGGTTCAGATATTGTCTCGTAAAGGAGCGCCCATACGAATATCCGAAGTTAACATATCGTACTGACCCATTTAACACAAAAGGAGAAACAACGAAATGAAGCGTCTGATCGCTCTTGTTTCTGTACTCGCCTCGCTTGCGTTTGCGGGTACGGCCCAGGCCAGCACCACTGATTCGTGCATTGATTCTGGTCCTGGAACGAACAACTGCTTCGCCTCTACGAACGAGACTGACGTCAACTTTGCTCAGGTACAGATGGGTCGATACAGCTTCGGTACCTATACGCTTGTCTGCCGTGATCACTGGGGAAATCCCTTTGTGAAGCAGGGCAATATTCTCAAGGGCGGACGTCGTTCGTTCTTCACCGAGGGTCTGTTCGGTCTTTATCGTCCTGACTGCGTGCTGAGCGCTCACGCCAATTCGGTCAATAGTAGGACGGCAAGAGTTACAGTCACTCTGGTTGACTAATTAGAGTGTGGCCGGTGCCAGGATTGGGTTACGGTTCCGACGTAAGGGCGGTTCGACTCCGTCCATCGGCCATTTTTCGCAGTAAAAACACCTCTTATAATGAAATGTATTATACCTATAAGAGGAGTAAAAATGTTTAAATTCATCGGCAAATTCATCATGTGGATCCTATTTGGATGGTTCTACTTGGCGTGGATGCTGGTTAAAGCAATTAGGCCCGCTTAGGAAGTACATACAGAAAGGAGCGTCCCTTAACAAGGGATTCTCTTTTTCGCATGAAAAACATGGTTCATAATAGAGAGGAAGACTAATGTAAGTCGATAATACCTCTACTTTTTTTTTCAGTGGGCTGGAGGGAATGGATGGCCTCGTTTCTTCAGGGATGACAAAAGGTACTAGGTACCGCTGACCCTAGGCCCCAAATCATCCGCCTTGGCGGGGGAGAGCGGATATATGTTCGCCGAGTCTGTCCATTCCCTCGAGCTCACCAAACTAAAGGAGGAAAAATGTCCACACCTGCTGGTCCCGAGAGGACCTTGGCCAAGCTGTGCATGGAGTATTTTGGTGAGTCCAGAAAGATTACGACCACTGAGTACAAGGAGCTCACCCGTCAGGATCGCGAGGAGCTCAGAGAGGAGTTCATCAAGATGGGGGTGAACGTGGCGCCGCTCCCTGTGCTGAAGACTGAGTGAAGACCATCGTGTTCAAAAGACAGATGCTAGGTAAGTGGCGTCGGGACGATGGCGAGGCCAAGATCCATGTAAACGAGATAGCCATGAACCGAGAGATCCAAAAACTCCTCAATGACGGCTGGCATATGAGGACCGAAGGGGTGACGTTTACTCGCTCCGTTATCATGTCCAAAGGGTGAGTTCGCAGAGAAAACTTATCTCATAATAGAGGGAAGAATCGTCTCCTCCCGGAGACGAGGAAACCGTAGTAGCCGCTACGGACCCTCTATTTTTTTCATCTCGCCTAGGGGGTGGTAATGATCATCTATGTGACGAATAAGAAGTCCTACGGGTTCTTCAAGTTCCTAGGGGACTGCTTTATGGTCATCCTAACATGGGGGTTCTGGCTGATCTGGATATTCGTCCGGGAAATGCGAAATCGTAACTCGCGACCATTTTAGGGGTCTAATGCTTACTGGAGTAATAAAACAAGTTCGTTACGCAAGGTTTCTGGTAAACGAAAACTCAACCACCGTACTGACGGGTTTGGGTGCTGCAGGAGTCGTCACGACTGCATATTTGACAGGACGTGCTTCCTTCAAGGCTGCCCGGCTCATCGACGAACGGATTAGTCTTGAGTCTGAGGGCGACGAGCGGGAAATCAGCAATCTCGAGAAAGCAAAGTTGGTGTGGCATGGATACATTCCTGCGGTACTTGTGGGCGGGGCTAGCATTGCGTTTATACTGGCTAGCAATCGAATTGCAACGAAGAGAATCACAGCCCTTGCCCTCGCATCAGGGATCTCGGAGCGAGCGTTCAGCGAGTACAAAGAGCGCGTCGTAGAGAAGTTCGGTGAGAACAAGGCTCGGGATATTCGAGATGACGTGGCTATTCATCGAGTTGCCGAAGATGATGTGATGAACAAGGAAGTAGTCGTCACGGGTACAGGCGAGGTCCTGTGCTATGACATGCACACCGGACGATATTTCATGAGCTCGATGGAAGCAATCAAGAGAGCCGAGAATCACATCAACTATGAGCTGGTCCATTTCTGTTCGGCCAGCCTAAGCGAATTCTACCACGAGATCGGGTTGCCTCCGACATCATATTCTGACGCTGTGGGTTGGGATGTTAACAACCACATGGAAGTTCACGTCACAACGGTGATGTCTTCGGATAATCGACCGTGTCTCGCGATTGATTTCTCAAACCCGCCAGTACCCGAGTATAACCGTCATCGATATTGAAAGGATTGGTCGTGAGCATCGAAATGGAACTCGAAGAGGATGGGCAAGTTCGAGTGCGTATCGATAGAGGTGGAGAGCGTGCGATTTCAGATGTGATGGATCCGATGGATCTCATCCGGAAGGTTGCCGATACGGCAATGATGGATCTGGATGATATCGAAGAGAAGTGGGACGGCGACGAAGAGGTTGTCGAGGAGCCCAGTGCTTAAGAAAACGATCACGTACGAAGATTTCAACGGAGAGACGGTAAATGAAGATTTCTTCTTCCATCTCTCCAAAGCTGAGCTCGTGGAACTGGAAATGAGTCACCAAGGAGGCTTGGCTGAATCTCTGCAGAAGATCATCGCTGATGAAGATGGCAAGAGCATTATTGCCGAGTTCAAGAACATCATCTTGAGCGCCTATGGTAAGCGATCTGAAGATGGGAAGAGATTTGTCAAAAATGCAACAATTCGTGAAGAGTTTGAGTCATCCGAGGCCTATTCCGCTCTCTTTATGGAGCTCGTTACTGATGCGGACGCGGCCGTCGAGTTTATCAACGGGATTGTTCCAAGTAATCTCGGAGAGGAGGCAGCGAAGGTTACAGGAGCGGATCTCGAAGTGGTCAAGCCGCCAAAGCCTCAAGTGATGTCGAGGGCGGAAGTTCGGAAGCTGAGCACTGAAGACATGCAGAAGCTCGGCGCACGTGTAGCTGCTGGCGAAGTCGTAATCTCAGGTGAATAGGAGAATATCTAATGCAGACTAGTCAACTCAGTCTTCTCAAGCTCGCGACAAATGTTGTTGCCAGTGCCAGTGTGTGGAAGGTCGTCAACGACGTGATTCGTCACAACGTAAGTGTTCAGACCACTGCAGATGCAGTCAAGGTCTGGACGGGAAGCTTGATTATCGGCTCGATGATCGCTGACCAGGCTTCTCAGCATGTGAACAAGAACTTCGATAAGGCAGCCGACTGGCTCGAGAATCGTAAGGGCACCGAAAACGTCGTAGAATAGCCATTTTTCCTCCGAATTCGCACAAAATACATAGGGTATAATAGAACCCTATCAGGAGGAAATCTAATGTCGAAGTTCATCTACATGGTTCTGGAGTGGATCATCACCGTGGTCATTCTTATGCTGGCTGAAAAGCTGGTGAAGAATGCATGGCGACTGCTCAAGAACCTGAAGAACATTCGCACTGTCGAGATTACCGCGAAGTAGTTCTAAAGGGCTAAGGTCTCATTCAGAGACTTTAGCTTTTTGCTTTCGAACTAAGGACAAAATGGATACCCCAAAATTTCCTCCTAATAATGATAAGAGTAAGAAGGGAAGTTCAAGGAAGGTCGAGCGCGTTACTACGGGCGAAGTAAGTCGAAAGAAAAAGTCCCTTAGAAAACAGTTCTCGGAAACCTTCGTTGAAGGCGATATGAAAACTACTGCTCGATTCGTTGTGATGGGTGTACTCCTTCCAGCTGCGCGTGACATGATCTACGATGCTGCGTCCGAAGGTGTACATAAACTGATCTTCGGAGACAAGGGTCGTCGCCGAGGAGGTTCAACAACTCCATATTCTGGTCCTACTGGGCATATTGCCTATAATAGATATTCGAGAAGTCCAGAAGATGATCGACCACCGTTCGCTACTCGAGGTATGAGTCAGCGAGGACGTGCCAAGCATGACTTTGATGAAATAGTGCTCGATCAACGAGCAGAAGCCGAAGAAGTCATCGACCGACTATACGACGTGGTGAGCCGATATGAACAAGCAACAGTCGCAGATCTTTACGACCTTGTGGGCCTTTCATCCACTCACACAGATCATAAGTGGGGTTGGACTGATCTTAGGGGGGCAGGGGTTTCAAGAATCCGTGATGGTTATCTACTGGATCTCCCAGACCCCGAGCCCCTCGATTAAAGTGGATCCAGAGTCAAACCAATTAGAGCTGTCCGTATAAGGAGTTATGATGAGTTTTGTTCCGGCAGCGATCAGTAAAACGGTCGCCCGTAATAGTCTTGTTCTGCAGACGAAGTCCCCCGGACTTCTTTTCGGGGCAGGAATCGTTGGCGTGATCGGAAGTACTGTCCTTGCTTGCCGAGCAACTTTGAAGATGGAAGAAGTTCTGGGCGAAGCAAAATCAAAGCTCGATATGGCGAAGGGTCTCGAGCACGAAGATTACAGTGAGCGAGATCGTCAGAAGGACATTACGACCATTTATGTCCAGAGCGGTGTGAAGGTTCTTCGGGCATACGGCCCAGCAATCATCGTAGGTGGATTGTCGATTGCTGCGTTGACGAGCTCTCATAACATCCTGTCCAGGCGGAATGCCGCTTTGATGTCTGCGTATGCAGCACTCGAGAAGGGTTTCGCTGAGTACCGAGCTCGCGTAGTGGAGAAGTACGGGGAAGACGAAGACCGCCATCTTCGGTATGGCAGCAGGACTGAAGTTGTCAAAGAAGGAAAGGTTACCCACCAGATCACCAGAGTGGGAACGGATACGCCATCTATTTATGCTCGGTTCTTTGATCAGATGTCGCCATCTTGGAGCAAGGAACCAGAGTATAATTTGGTGTTCCTGACGTGTCAGCAGAATTACGCCAACGATCAGCTGAGATCTCGTGGGCATGTATTCCTGAACGAAGTGTACGATCTTCTCGGGATTCCACGATCCGAAGCGGGAGCTGTAGTTGGTTGGATCCTTGGGGTCGGTGACGACTACATCGATTTCGGCGTTTGGGATGATCGAACGAACTCTCGAGTCAGAGATTTCGTCAACGGTTGGGAGGGTGCGATCCTTCTCGATTTCAATGTAGACGGTGTAATCTTCGACAAGATTGAGTTGGTGTAATTATGGCAACCGCCGAAAAAGCTACTGAAGTCGTGATCGAAGAAGTAGCCAGCAACCTTGAGGAAGCTTCTCAAGCTGTCCGGATGCTGAACCCGAAAGCGCTGACCTTTCTGGCTGCAGGAATCATCATGGGGGGAAGTATCGGACTCATGATCGGACGACGCTGGGGAAGGGAGAGTATTAAGGCAGAAGCATTCAAGCAGAGCGAGGAAGAGATCACCAAGATCCGGGAGTACTACGCCCGGCAGGAGAAGCCACCCCTAGAAGAAGTCATTATTGAGAAGGGATATGAAGGTGAAATTCAGACGTCGCCGCCGGAGAGGCCCCTTCCTCCACCGGTGCCTAATGTTTCCGAAGCCAAATCTGAACTTCAAAAAGTTGATCCGCAGACGGTAGTCGAGAAGATCACGAAGGTATATCGTACCGAAGAGGCTCAGAAAGATAAGCACGACGGCTGGAGTTATCCGTACGAACTCTCCCAGAGAGATTTTGGTGCTCCTCATATTATTCATCAGGATGAGTATACCACGAACGAAACTGGGTATAATCAAACTACGTATATGTACTATGAGGGAGACGATGTTCTTGCGGATTCGGACGACACGGTATTGTTCAATAGAGAAAACCTAATCGGTCAGCGAGCTCTGGAGAAGTTTGGCCATGGTTCGGACGATCGCAACTATGTATTTGTTCGTAACCCTGAACTTGAACTCGAAATGGAGATCATCAGGGTACCCGGCAGATACGAAGTGGAAGTCCAGGGATTAGACGACAATGAAAATGACGATGGAACAGACACTCAAACCGAAGAAGGTTGATCTCGACTACTACACATGGCTCGTATCCCAGATCCGCGTTCCAAAGAAAAGGGATTATTACGGGCTGTTCGAGATCATGCACAACACCGAGTTCCATTGGACCATCTCAAATGATGATAGTCGTATAGCGGACGGAGAACAGCTCCGACACGATTACTTCAGGTTCGTACTCCACAGTCACTACCAAAAGGGCGATCTCGAGCTGGAATTCGTGACGTTCCTCGAAGTACTCGTGGCTCTGAGCCGAAGGCTGGCTTGGGTCATGAGCGACCAGGGTAACGAGCCGTATTGGGCATGGCACCTTATCAAGAATCTGCGTTTGAGCAAAATGTCAGATCCCTTGTCGGAGTACAAGGTCGAACAGATCAATGAGATACTCTACAACGTCATCTGGCGTCAGTACGATCGATCTGGTAACGGAGGATTCTTCCCACTCCAGAAGACATTCAAGGACCAGACCAAAATAGATATTTGGTATCAGATGCAAGAGTACTCGATGGAGATCGATCCCATCAGTTAATAAGGAGGGCCTGTGGATTTCTATCAGATCCTCTGTAGAGAGACGAAAGATAAGAAGCTGGAGGTCTATCCAGATTTCATTGTCGGGCGTTCTACGGATTTGATGGTTCAGGGCCGTACGTTCTACGCTATATGGGACGAAGCGAGGGGCTTTTGGTCGCGGGATGAGTACGATGTCCAACGGCTAGTCGACGAAGACCTCGCGGCGGAAGCACAGCGATTGGGGAAAGAGACAGGTTTGCCAACCGTTGTAAAGTCCATGCGATCGTTCAACAGTCGTTCGTGGAGGAGTTTCAGACAGTTCCTCTTTAACGTCAGCGATAACAACCGGCCACTCGACTCTAAGATCCTATTCTCAAATTCAGAGGTGAAGAAGACTGACTACGCCAGTAAGACTCTCCCCTATCCGTTAGAACGAGGGGATATTTCAGCGTGGGATGAACTTGTAGGTACGCTATATTCTGTAGAAGAACGGGCCAAGATCGAGTGGGCTGTCGGATCCATCGTTTCCGGAGACTCAAAGAAGATTCAGAAATTCTTTGTGTTCTACGGTCCCGCTGGGTCCGGCAAGTCCACCATCTTGAATATTTTGGAGAAGTTGTTTGACGGATACACAACGACGTTCGACGGAAAAGCGTTAGGACGATCGGACAGCACGTTTTCTACAGAAGCATTCAAACACAACCCCTTGGTTGCCATTCAGCACGACGGCGACCTCTCCCGACTTGAAGACAATACGCGTTTGAACTCTATCGTATCTCATGAACAGATGCTGATGAACGAGAAGTTCAAGCCGAGCTACACATCGCGGTCAGAGGCCCTACTCTTTATGGGCTCGAACCAACCGGTCAAGATCTCTGATGCCAAGTCGGGGATCATTCGGCGGCTGATCGATATCCATCCGACGGGTGTGAGGATTCCAAACCGCCACTACACCACCCTGTTGGGACAGATTGAGTTCGAGTTGGGGGCGATTGCAGCTCATTGTCTCCAAGTATATTTGGAGATGGGTAAAAATTACTACAACGGGTATCGTCCACTTGAGATGATGCTGCAGACGGACGTGTTCTTTAACTTTATCGAAGCGTACTATGATATCTTTAAGGAGCACGACTACACAACACTTGAGCAGGCTTACCAGCTGTACAAGCAGTTCTGTGCAGAGAGCGGGATCGAGAAGCCTCGTCCTAAGTACAAGATCAGAGAAGAGCTGCGCAATTACTTCGACGAGTTTAAGGATCGTGAGCGCATTAATGGAAAACACGTACGGAGTGTATATTCTGGGTTCAATGCTGAGAAGTTCAAAATTCCGAAGGAAACTGATCCAGAGCTACATGCTTACTCGTTGGTTATGGAGAAATCGACGTCGCTGTTGGACGATGCTTTCAGAAGCCAGCCAGCTCAATTAGCGAGTAAGGATGGAGTACCCTCGCAGAAGTGGTCCAATGTTAAAACTACCCTTTTAGATATTGATACGAGCCAATTGCACTTCGTACGAGTCCCTGAAAAGCATATCGTTATAGACTTCGACCTCAAGGACTTGAACGGTGGCAAAGATACGAGTCTCGATAGAAACCTCGAGGCCGCAAGCCGTTGGCCTCCGACTTATGCTGAACTCAGCAAATCAGGTAGAGGGGTACACCTACATTATTTGTACGAGGGGAATACCCAAGAACTCGCGAATATCTATTCAGAGGGTATAGAGATCAAGACGTTTGCTGGAGACGCGTCTTTGCGTCGGAAGCTAACGTCATGTAACGCAGTACAAATCGCAACCATTAGTAGTGGGCTCCCTCTCAAGCCGAAGAAAGAAACGATGCTCAAGGC